TAGAAGTTCTGGGTTTGGCACACTTCCTTGAAGCGCTCTGCTACAGGTTCCCAGTCCCGCCGTGTGATTTCTTCCGTAAGCGCCCAGTATACGTGGATGCCACCACCTGAGTTTACTATGGTAGGAGTAGGAAGACCGACGGATTCACAAAAAGTACGCAGCGCCGCTATGGCAGCAGTTTGGTCTACGTAACCATCAGGTCGTCCAGTCTTCGGGTCGGGTTCAGCTTTGGTCGGGCCGCAGTCCACATCGAGCCAGAACGCCTTGAGACCAAGGACATTCTCCTTCTTGCGGTTGTCACCAGTTGCATACTTGGCTACCCCAAAGAATACATTTCGGCCAGCATCGACGAAGCGCTCTATTAAAGCATCTGCTTCTTCCCGCGTAGCTACAAGTTCTTGGCGGACATCGGCGTCTTTCCCCGTCCCTTTGATACCTGTGATAGCGAACCAGCCCCCCGCTGGCTGCACGAGGCTTAAGAGATCATATTGTTGCATTGCATCACTCACCGTTGCGGGGGGAAACCCCCACTTATCGTTTGCTCTTTGTGAAAGCTCAACCCAAATTAGCTAGGTAGGACTGGATGGCCTCACATGATTTGCCTCTTGGCTCACTCAACCCAAGAAACCAGTGATAAACCGTTTGACGTGTAATCCCAAGGCTCTCCGCAACTTCTGCGACAGGGATATCTTGGGCAAGACAAGCTCGCCCAAGTTGTACCCCGAGGAGGTTAACATCGGCCTCCCCGATAGCCTCGGCTACACGGATGCTGTAGCCCCGCATACTCATGCGAAGTCATCCTCTTCTTCTTCCTCTTCCTTAAGCCACTCACCCATTACAGATGCCAGTTCGGGCTTTACCTCAGGAGTAACCTTCGGCTTAGCGGCCCGTTTGACTGGGGTGGCTGGCGCTTCGTCTTCATCGTCGTCACCGAACGGGTTAACGCTCACAGTGGGGGCAGCGATAGCAACAACAGGAGCAGGAGCAGCAATAGCCTTAGTAGTGTCTATAGCACCAGCAGTCAGCATGGTGTACTTCTCTGTGGCGGGATCGTCTTGCGCTGCGTCCACAAGCGATGCTTCCATCTCGGTCAGGTGGCGGATAGGTTTGAACCCAACCTTGGCCGTGTCTGCTTCGGTATCGTAGACAAGGCGTGTTACCACCGTGTCGAGGGCATGTTTGCTGGCAAGCATAAACTTCTTGTAGCCTTCGAAGCCGTAGACGTTGCCATTGTTGTCGCTGAATAGCGAAGCGCCCGGAATAGCAATCTGGTACAAATCACCAGACGGGTCACCGGCAACAAGGACTGCGAGGCGGCGTTCATACCGGCAAGCCTTCTTATTGTTAGGCGCGGAACCCTTAACGTCCTTGGGGCAACCACGGCAAGCCCTACTCTGCTTGTTGCTAGCTCCTGCTTCTGGCGCAACACCATCGTTTGACCAGCAGTCAGGTAGTGTGGCCTTGGCGTCTTTATCGTAAGCAGCCGCATAGAATTTACGCGAAGGCTCAACCAGCCAGTCTACGATAATGACGTCGAGCGTATCACTAGCGGCCTTACCAATCTGCTCACCGTTGATGACGCGCTTGAAAGTGCGGCCATTGCTAAGCTGGATACGGCGCATGGTGCTCCCGCTACCGCCGCTGGACATACGGTCCATACGACGAGACTCACGCTGCACCGTGGCGACATTAGAGGGTTCTTCAAATATGGTTATACTGCTCATAGGTATTCTCACTTCTCAGTTGGTTTACGGACTTGGATTACGTACTTGTTGTCGATCTGAAGACCGATAGGGAGAACGTCCGGATTCTCCTCCAGAAACTGTTTCATGTTACCGTTGTGAATACGCTTTTCTAAAACGAAAGGCACATCGTTGTCTGCGATAAACTTGTACATATGCTCCCAGTCCGTTGTCCAATATCGCGTTTGGACACGGCGGGATAAAGTGCCAGCAGGGGTGCGGACACTGTCGAGGTTCTGCTCATTGCAGAAGTTAAGAAGCTCGGTAGAGATGAGTTCCAACTGGTCCTTCAAATCTTTGAGCTTGGCATCGTGGGCTTCTTCCTCCGCCGCAACCGCAGCACGAATGTTACGGTACGCAGACACGAGGTCATTGATTGGTACTGGTTCTGACATGGTTTGCTCCTTGCTCGGCTATTGCCGTAGTCTTGTTCTAGACCCTGTACTATACAGTGTCAAGCTCCTTCAGATATCTTTCTTCAATATGCAACGTCCTAGAGTGGGGCGTTTTAACGAATGGTTCGCATAAGTAGTCATGGCTGTGGTTGTTGTATGAAGCCACATTCACTACCGTAAAACCCTCAGGGTAGGTTAGAGCGTATGACCCCTTAGTGCAGCCAGTGGCCCTTAGGTGCAGCCTATCTTTTACCGTAACGCGGTCACCCACCTTAAAATTAAATACTAGGGGGCGTTCGGACATTTTTTGCTCAGTCATTTTATTCCTCCGTCATCTGTCTATATAAATCTATGATACGTTTGTGGTTCTCGATATTACCGCGAAGCATATTGTATAAGCGGTCTTCCACCTCGCTGCCTTTGATATGCACGATGGTCATAGCGTTATTCTGGCCGGGACGATCAATACGGGCATTGGCTTGGAGGTAGGTCTCGACTGATGTTACGGGAGCATACCAAATGATTGTGTCTGCTGCCGTAAGTGTAAGCCCGTGTGATGCAGCCTGTGGCTGAATGATAAGCACATGGGGGTCGGGTTGCGTTTGGAACTGGTGAATGATGTCGCTGCGCTTGTTCACCGATACCTTACCGTTGATGACGTCGCAGGATACACCAGCCTTTTGCAGTTTGGCGCGTAGCAACTCGATGGTGTGGGTAAACGGCACGAAGACCAGCACCTTATTGCTGGCTTCCTCGATCACTTCTAACACCACGTTAAGGCGGTTAGACACATCGAACTCTAAGACTTCGCCAGTATCCGTATAGACTGCGCCTCCGCTAATCTGGAGTAGCTTGTTGATACGGGCCGCAGCGTTCACCGCGCTGACCTCTTCGCCATCGGCTTCGAACAGCATCTGGCTCTTTAGCTTGTTGTAGTATTTCTGCTGCTGTGGGGTGAGCGGCGCTTCACGTTCGGTATGAGTCACCGCTGGCAAGTCGAGGCAATCCTTCTTCTCAAACCGTATGGCTGGCTGAAGAATACTATGCACCACATCCTGCGAGTGCGGCTTGGGAACCCATTTGAACTGGGTCACCTTCATCATAACCTGTTCGCGGTACTGGCCATAGAACTTAGGGCAGTTGGGGCCATCAGCTAACTTAGCGAGGCCGTAAGCATCAAGAGGGCTTTGTGCTGCTGGCGTACCTGTAAGCATCCAGATACGCGGATTCAGCGCATTAACTATTTGCTTAATTGTTTTCCAGCGGTTGGTCTGCGCATTTTTGTATGCGTTTGCTTCGTCGATCACGATGAGGTCGAACCCACCAGCGATGATCTGGTCCTTCACGATAGCCAGCCCATCGAAGTTAATGATGACGAACTCGGCCCCTGCTTCAATGATCTTCTCACGTTGCTTGGCAGCGCCATGCGCTACGCTGCACGAACGGTGCATAGCGAACTTAAACAAATCCTGTTGCCACGCAGACTTCATGATAGAAAGTGGGCATAGCACCAGCACACGTTTGATATCACCGCGCTTCATGAGGTAGTCCGCAGCCCAGATTACGCTGGCTGTCTTACCTGTACCCTGCTCGTTGAAGCAAAATGCGCGTTTACGGATTGATAAGAAAGAAGCTGTAACCTTCTGGTGTTCGAACGGGGTTAGCTTACCTGTCCACTCATAGGACCTAAGCATGGGCGATGGTGTGTCGATGAACCCGAGCCCAGCTAGTATCTCAGCTTCAGTGTGCCCCCATTTGACAACCACGCCTTCCTTAACGGCAGCGCTCTTGTGTATATGATCCGTGATGACGGACGGGTCCTGAGCGCTGACTAGCAACGCCTTGTTGTCAATGATTTCCACAGTTTGCTCCTAGTGGGTTATTTCTTTTTACGTTCTCGCGTACTTACTTCCGATACAAGATTGCCCTTGCTGTCCCGCTTGAACGAGCGGTTAGCAGATTTGCTAACTAGCCGTACGCCATCTTTATTGGTGCCGCCTTTGTCAAATGCTTTTGTATGGGCAACGTCTTTCCCGTCACCCTTCTTCGCTTTACCAGCCTTCACCATCTTGGCACGGGCCGCATTGCGCTGCGCTCGGTTCTTTTTCTGCTCTAGCTTGCCTTGGTACTTGTCGTACTCAGCGCGGTAGTCTCGTGCCATCATCTTCTCCGTGGCGGCTTGTAGTGTTCGCAGCTTTTAACTGGGCACCATCCGCATAGTGGGCTTGTCTTGGCGTTCCATATACCATTATCTATGGCAGATTCCAACTGATCTAACTGGTCGTTGAACACATTAAAGTACTGATCCAGCTTCTCTCTTACGTGTACCTTCTTAGGAAACTCATTGCTTACCACAAAGGCTAACGCTGACTTAATCTTCTGCACCTCTGGGTAGTGCACAAAGATGGCACCCGCCATAAGGTCAAGCTGCTTCATGTCTGCGTACTTAGCGCTCTTACCTGTCTTGTAGTCAATCATGTAGGCAGTCTTACCGTTCACAATCAGCAAATCGACGATACCACGCCACCATACGTCCTTAGCAAAGAAGGTGGTAGACTCGTAGCCAGTATCCGTCTTCCTGACACCCAGCCGCAACTCGGTGTGCTTTGTACCTTTCTTAGCAGCCAGTGGCTCCATGATGGGTCGCATGTAAGCAAACTTCTCAGGGATGGGTGTGCCATCCTTGATGAACAACTCGGCGGCTTCATGGACTGCGGTCCCATAGTCAGCAGCTTCTCCCGGAATATCCTTGACGTCCTTCACAATCTTAAGGTGAAAGTACTTCTTCGGACACTGGTCGAAGGTCTTGATGCTACTATAGGACCACGCTGTCATGCTATCTAGTTTTCCCTTGGAGACGGTCAGCCACTAACGTAGCATATCCCGCTATATCAATCCAGCTATCTATATGATTTGGGTTACCATTTACAACCCGTGCAATCTTGCTGGCTATCATATCAAGGGCTTCTATTTGGTCGTCATCTAACTCGCTGTTGTTACATATGCGAATTGCATTTTTTATCTCCTGTGCGCACCCTGCTACATCTTCAAAGCTACCGTAAGTGGTCGCACGTTCGTTAAGGATTGTGTCTACAGCATTATCAGCCTCTGCCTCTGCCCTCCAGTCTTCGATCATCTCTTTGACCTTGTTGGTGTGCTCTGCGGCAGTCTGTCGCACCGTTTCCACCACTTCTTCCGCCCCTTCGGCTAACTTCTTCTTTAGCATGTAGATGTAACTTCCGCTAACCCCCAACACCTCGTTAATAAATGCAACGGATTCCCCCGCTTTCAGCATCTTTGTAACTGCTTCTGCTTTAGTCATTTTCAAATTTATCGGTACTCTAGTCATTTCATTTGCTCCTTATTTAAGATTGCCGCCGCTCTGCAAGAGGTCACCACCAAACACATACGTGCCTACATGATGTAACTTGATGAACGGGTGGGCGTGTATTTTGCCACCGTGGTTGCGCCACAGTTCACAAAAATGGTAATCTTCGCTTAGCAACGCACCGCTGTCGTCGATGCTGGTAGCGAAAAACTCGTGGGTTAATGGCTTCTGGTACTCACCTGTCTCTGGGTCTTTGAACGACGACACACGATAGGTTGGCACGTGCGGTATCAACTCCTCGAATACCCCCCGCTTGATGAGCATGAAGCCTGTGCCGCCATGTCGCACTTCGATGCAACCTGTCTCGTCGGACTCTGCATTACCTGTACCAATCATGTTAAACACAAAGGCTCCGGCATGGTTCTCAAGATCAGTCTTCCCCGCAAGGGCGGCGCGGTTGACGCTATCCCAGTTCACTTCCTTCTTCGGGTAGATACCGCATACGATATCCTTATCGGCCAGCATCAGGTGCGCAACAGCCTCTTGATCGAAGCCGATGTCAGCGTCGATGAACATCAGGTAGTCGTGGTCACTCTCAAGGAATATCCGTGCCAGTTCGTTCCGTGCCCGTGTGATAAGGCTCTCGTTCATAATCTGGCACCATGCCACGTTGACCCCGACCTCGCGCATCTTAGCTATCGTAAAGAGCAAGCCCTGTACGTAGTTACCTGTGCACATGCCCCCATACATGGGGGTGGCAATCATAAGGCTTGGGCGTTTTTCTTCAGTCATTTGCTTTCGCTTTCTTTAGTTTTCTATAACGGCATTCCACGGAAGCAATCGTAAGCCCCATTTGTTCTGCCATATATGCTGGCCTTAGACCGTGCTCGTAATATTCCAGCAACTGTGCGTCTTTCTCAGGTGTCCATACTCGTTTAGACACTACTTACCGCCTTTGAAACGGCCACGGCTGTCGCGGTCAGTGAGTTTGTGCAGTTCAGCATTAAGTCGCTCGTTCTCACGCTTGATGCCTTCGGCGGATGCAAAGTTGCGTATCAACGCCACCAAATATCCAAGTACGAACAGTCCGATAAAAATAAAAATCAATAGCCAATCCATAATCATTCTCCTTTCTTACGTACAATTAACTGGTACCCAATGTGCACAATCTCCACTTCCTCTGCGAACAGGTTAATGAAGGCGTCGATGGCTGCTTTAGGGCGGTGCAGGATATCCCGTGCGTTCGGTGTCCATAGATAATCGTCGAATACCATCAGCCCCTTGGGCTTGAGTAGTGGCCAAGCCATACACGCATCGGTCAGCACATCCTTAGCGATGTGGCTTCCGTCGATGTAGATGAAGTCGAAGCTATGCCCAGACGGGTGGCTCTGGAGTTCTGCCAACTTCTTAGTTGAGGTGCCCTTAAGTTGGAAGATACGGCGGCGCGGCAGCTTTTTTGTAGCTACAATTAAGTTGTGCCGGAAACGATCCTCGACTCCACCCATATCCTCTTCGCCATGCTCTTCGCCACCTTCCCATGTGTCGATGCAGCGCAGTTCGTCGCCTTCGGTCATCATGTTCTCGGCAATCCAGATGCTGCTGCGTCCTTCAAAAGAACCGATCTCAAGGAATTGTCGGTTCGTTGCTGTACCTGACAACATAAGGGTAAGCTGGTTCCAGATTTCCGGTGCCCAGTTGAACCAATCTTTTGTAAATTGATACTCGGTCATTAGTCTTCCTTCCATCCATCAAGTATTTCATCAAGGCTTTCGTTCGGCTCTGGCTCTGGCCCCACCTTGGCTTTGTACTTAGCGCACCAGTCATCCGGCCTCACAATGGGAAACATACGCCTATTGTTTTTGTAGTCTGGTGAAGGTGGTTTTATCCTACACTCTAACCCACGGTATTCTTCGTCGGAATATGTGCACATCCAACACGCTGGTCCAGTATCATCCATAACTTATTCCTTCCTCGTTTAGGTCTTTCAATAGTTTAGCATTGCTGGGGTGCCTTAGTTTCCGCAGTGCTTTTGCTTCGATCTGGCGTATACGTTCCCTATGTACGCCGTGATGAATAGCTACTTCATCAAGGGTTTCCTCCTCAAAAAACCTGCGGTGTATAATATCCTGCTGTCGAGGGGTTAGTACCTGTAGCGTTTTGGCTACCCTCTCTGAAGTAAGTACTTTCTGTACCATCTGTTCAGTGCCATTACCGGAAGCAAGCTGTGCAACGGCGTCTTCACTCATGCTAACTTCGCGTGAGTTGCGCCCGAGCGCCATCCCCCGTTGCTTCTCAGTCCACAACTCTTCCGGCTCCGTCTGTAGCGCCGAGGACAAGGCAAAGGCGCAATCAAGCCACTCCCCAGTGTGAGCACTTACAGGGCGCTTTTTAAGTCCGATAAGCGTACCCACTATTTGGGGGCCTAACCCCGACTGCTTGGCCAGTTCCGCTTGGCTTTTAATACCAAGCTTCTTCATCCGGCGTAGTATCAGGTTGTTACGCACGGTTACCTTAACTGCATATTCATCCGCCATAGCTTGCTCCTATTTTGCTTTCACAATTCAACGGTAGCGTTGGTGCCCACTTGGGGCGCATGCGCATGCATGCTTCCACAAACGCACGAGCCTTGTCGGCTTCCTCAGTAGGGGCAATCACCCCTATCGCGTCATGCACGGTCATCACCACGCGGTAGCGCCGTGCGATCATCAGCATCTGTTCACCTATTATAATACGTGCAAGGGCTTGGCATACGTTCTCTACTAGCTTCCCACCGTATATACGGGAGAGCAACACGGACTTGCCCTTCTTCTGGTCGTAGACCATCTCAGCTTTCTGCCCCTCTTCTGCTTTTAAGCGGCGCACGTTGTCGTACTTAACGAACAGGCCATTGGGTAACTCAATGCCATCCTTACCGTGGACTACCAGCACATCGTTATGGCCCAAGGTGGTGTGTGTACCTAAAGATATAGAGTCCAGCACATCGTTCGCGTCATCCCACAGGTCGGGTATCTTTGGGTAGGTCTCACGATACACTCGGATAATACGCCTACACTCGGCCATTTCCATATCGACGCCGAAGGTCTTTAGCTGCGCCTTAAACTTGGCAGCACCCATCCCGTAACCACAGCCAAGGATGGTAGTCTTCCCCACAAAGCGTTGGTCATCCGTCACCTCCTCGACAGGCACAGTATAGATAGAGCTTGCCATAATCTTGTAGACATCCTCGCCTCGGTCAAACGCAGCAATAAGGTCATCTTGCCCAGCCAGCCACGCTAAGGTTCGCGCTTCGATCTGGCTGCTATCGCAGTCGATGAACGTGTAGCCCTCTGGGGCCAACATCGCCTTTTTCAGTGGTGACTTGCGCGGTAGGTTCTGGAGGTTGACCTTATCGTCCCCTCCCCATCGCCCAGTATGTGCAGCATAGTAACGTAGCGGCACAGGTAATGTGCCTCGCTCTGCGATCTTAATGAACCGTTCGGTGCGTGTCTCTTCCAGCGTAGACTTAACGCCCAGCCGCGCAGCCGCTACCGCTTGCACTCGCGGGTCGGGATGCTCAAGTAATGCCTTGAACCCCTCGTCACTCTTGGCGAAGGCGAATGCTTCCTTGCCTGTCTTGGCGCTCACCCTCACAGGTGGGACGACACCCATGGCGCTCAGTAAGCAAGCCAGCTTAGGGTTGGACATCAGCGCGTCCTTATCTACCACGATAGCATCCATGAGTTTGGCTTTTTTGCTCCTCACATTAGACACGTGGTTTGTGAGGACTTGTTTGTCTAAAACTAGCACTGGCTCGGTGAACATGCGTATCGTCAGGTCGATCAACCGAAACTCAACCGCTGGGAAACCCACAGCTATGCGTTGGAACAGGTCATAGGTCAGGTCCGCATCGTTGATACAGTATGTGCCATATCGGGACATCTCTTTTGGCGTGAAGTCCAGTCGCCGTTTACCTAGCGCATTGATTACCTCTGTGCCTTTGACACCTAGTTTATACCGCTCGGCTGCTTTGGCTAAACTGTTACCAGCGTCAGGCCCGTCGATAGCTCGTAGCATAGAGAGCGTGTCCACAATCCGCTTGGGTCTAATATCGAAGTGCCAGTTCAAGATAGCCATATCGAAGACAGCGTTGTGCGCCACAGCGATAGCGTTGTCCCAGTCGAACTGATCCAGCCACCGTTTGGTTTGCGCCTTCGGGCCGGAGAAAAACTTAGCTTCCCCGGCGTCCACCTTTACTGCTACGCCAGTAACCTCAAACTCGGAGTCCCGGATATACTCCTCCGTTGTCATCTTAGAGAGACTAAACTTCTGGCTATAGAACGTCTCGAAGTCGATGGTTAGGATTTGCATTAGCCCCACCAATCCTCTTCCATTTCTTTGCGCTCTTGCTCGGTTATCTTCGGTGCGGTTGCAATCAGGTAGGCGGCAAGGATTATTACCCCCATGACCAATACGAAAAGCCAGTTATCTGCGGTCATTGGCTCATCGCCTCTTCCACAGTCATCTTGGGGTGGCGATCACTTGGCTTAATCTCGATGCTCTCGATGGAGTAGAAGCTAGGTCCGCACTCCACGATGTCTTGAAGCTCAAAAAGCTCCTCGACGTTAATTGTGGTGCTGCGCGGCCCATCTCCGTGGTGATAGGTCAGCGTTACCGTCCAGCGTGGTTCATTTGTAATAATCATCTGCTTTGCTCCCTCAGTCTGCGTTTCCTATTCTCAAAAAACTTAAGCAGTGCCTTGAGTAGTGCAGCCGAGCCTTCCTTGGCGTTCTTATTCCACTTGCGTTCGGAGTCGCTGTTCAGTCCCGTAGAGTTAGCGTTAGGCTTCGCGGTTGTTGCATGTTCTACCTCTGGTCGCACCACTTCGACCTTCCTCTTTGTGCCCTTCTTTATCTTATCGCGCAGGGCGATAACACGTTTCACATCCACACCATGATAAGTCGCGATATACTTATTGTCGGTTATGTAGCTCATTGTCTTGAGGATATCTTGGTCGGTCATGCCGCTTCTCCTATGACAGTAGTCTTAAGTTTCCGCACCATATCGCGCACCATGTCCCAGTTCTCCTCGTTCACCACCACAGCCACGCCGTTGTTGCGCCGGATAGCTTCAATCTCACTGATCTGTAGTGCGGTAGGTTTGTTTGTCCCAGCCTTGCACTCAATGGCAAAGAAGTGTCCGTTTACACAGGCTATAATATCAGGGACGCCGCTGCGTCCGTAGCCGTGGGTTGCTGGGAAGAAATAGTAGACGCTCTCTTCTTTGAGAATGCGAACGACTTTCTCCTTCACCCGCTTTTCAGGGGTAGATGCCATGTTGTTTGCTCCTTGTTTATGTTGATTACACTACGGGTATACTATGTCAAGTCCAGTTTTGCTTACTCGGGTAAGGAAATCATCCCGGCTCCTCTTTCTTATCCATAACGTAGTAGAGGTTAGCATGTATACGAGCGCCTACATTATCAATGGCGGTCTCGTCCTCGACTAGCTTGAGTAGACCAAGCGCACCACGGATATGGTCTGGTAGTGTGGTATCAGTATAAGAGTGAGTCTCATACCCAGTGTTTATGGGTCGGGACGTAGCGTATGTGCCGTTGGGTTCAAGCTGCACGTTGACACCATTACCTTGGCTTACTGCCTCCTGCATCTGCATCGCGTGGCCGTTTGCCGCCACCAGACTCGGTAGGTCAATTCCCTTAGAGGATATTGGCAAGATCAACTTGGCTTCTTCCCAGTGTCGCGCTGCATATAGAAAGAACTCTCCCTCAATACCTGCTTTGGCCCTACGCACAGGCACATTAGTCTCTTGCACCAAAGTGTTGACAACACTCCGGACAGCATTCTGCGCGTCAACAGCCCGTTCGGATGGGGTCTTCATGTGGAACGCCTTGACGATACGCTTGACTGCTACGTCTGACTTAGTTGTATAGCTCACGCTGTTGCGCTGCCGCTCTTGATGTAGCCGGAAGTTGTTGAAGCAGTAGCGCACCTCTTGGTCGCGCCAGTGGGTCTCTCTCCATAACTGCCCAAGCTTCTCATCCCCTTCGTAGATGTCGAAACGCACGGCGTGTTTTGTAACACTAACACCGTCACCACCACCATGGATTAGCTCGTAGGACTTGAACCGCCATGTCGGACGCTCACGCATCAGCTTGTCAAAGACTGGCTCCAAGTCTGGGTGTAATATGAT